GAAATCGCAAACCTCAAGTGAGCTTATGAAGTTAGCTAATGGTGCAGGCTATGGTGCCCCGCGTTGTGGACGTTTGTCTGTTCATGACGTGAATTTTGTGAGGAGATGTGTGGAAGTGATCGTGAATCTTTGTGTTTTATATGGTTTTGATCCTAAGGGCTACTCGTTAAAGAGTACTCAGGACCATTGGTTAAGACTATGTGAAATGACAGATGAACATCCTATGAAGGTGGTGAAGTGGAAGATAAGTGCTTTTTATTCGTATTGGCGTTCTAAGTACGATCGAAGCATGATGTCAGATGAGGATTTTAGGATCTGGGGTGATCCGTCGCAAGAGCTACCCACCATGCCAAAAGGCATTGAGTGTGGTTACCCCGACGGGTCTCAAGAAAAACCTGGCGCACTTTTGTGCGGCCGTGGTTACCTCTGGATTCATAACTTCTCTCGGAACGAACCGTTCTTGTTCAACTCTTTTATAACTTCGATTCTCAGAAGTAAGACTGGGATGCCTCGACCTAGAAAGTCATTATTGCGGGAGTCGGCGGTGAAAACTTTTGTTTCACTTACGACTGCTCCAGCTGATCAAACGGACATTGAAGTCCCTTTGATGCATAATGTACCTACCGTCGAGACAGTTCCAAGCCTTTCTGTGAGCCAAGAAAATATTAGAGAAGAACTAAGAAGAACGGTTAAAGAATTGTTTGGAGGCAAGAAGTATACACAGGAGGATCGGGAACGACCCTTCTTTCCGTCTACCAATGCCAATTACAATAACTCTCGGTCCAAACTGGGAGCTTTTGGAACAATTCTTTCTCACCCAACACTTTTAAGTGGCCTTCATAGTAGTGAAAAATTGATTGATGTTTTTCTTGTGAAACACGATTCAGGTGAAGTTTATGTGGTAGATAACAGCAAGCTCAAAAGGAAGTTCGCTTTACTTTACAATCGCTTGGTTTTAGCAGCGATTGACGAACAACCTATAGCGGTACCTGTGCCTCTGGCTGAAGCACTCAAAGTCAGAGTTATCACCAAGGGTCCCCCTTTAACTTATACTGCATTGAAACCTTTGCAGAAGTTTATGTGGAAGACCCTCAGGGCAAACCCTTGTTTTGCTTTGATTGGTGAGCCGGTTACTGCTCGCTTCGTTTCTCGAAGAATGGGCAAATTGCATGGGAATGAAAAGTTCCTGTCAGCTGATTATACCGCTGCCACTGATAACCTTTATTCTTGGGTATCTGATGAGATTATTGCTGCTATAGCTGAAGAGTTAGATCTACCTCCTTTGGAGAGACATCTTTTCTTTAAAGCTATGACACAACATCTTATCGAACATCCAGAAACTGGGGAAGTCAGAGGGCAGAAGCGTGGTCAGTTGATGGGTTCTATAGT